CATCCATATATATAAGGCATACAGCTTCCATCATCAGCGTTTGCGCTAGGCATAAAATTCCACATTGTAGAATCAGTACACCCATATACTACACCTACACAACTACCATCATCTGTATTTGCTAAAGGATTGTAATTAATAGCTATAGAACTCATACAACCGTATACTATAGCAATACAAGTGTCTGGTGTATTTGCATTAGGATTATAATTAAAAGCTAAAGGCTGCATACAGCCTATAATTACTGGTAAACATCCACCGTTATCTAGATTTGCTAATGGGTCGTAATTAAACGCAGTGCTATCAATACATCCCCATACTGCTTGAGTTAAACAACTACCATCATTATAATCAGCTACAAAACCTTGAGTATAATATTCTAAATACGAAGAATTAGTACAACCAGGCATGTAATAACAATTACTATCACTGGTATTTGCTAGACTATCATAATTTACCGCTAACGAATCTAAACACCCAAATACCTTTTCTTCACATGTATTACCACAATTTGTTATAACATTGTAAGGTAATAAAGGTTGTATAAATGGAGGTTGTATACTTATTAAAGTATCTCCTTCTGGGTTTATAAATGTAAATCCACATTCTATAGTAGTTAAACTAGCTTGTGAAGATATATGAAATCTAAACGTTATTGGATCTGGTGCTGTTAGCCCTACTTGATACTCATCTGTAAAACCTCCTGTATGTGTAAACTGATACGATGTGTCAGGGTGTATTAATTTTAAATGTGATCCAACCCATCCATTACCCATTAAATCATGTAGTATTAATGTATACTCACATGTATCTATAAGTTCCATTGTATTAGCATTTGGATCGTAGTTGTACATAGTACTATCTATACATCCAAATATTTTTAATGTTTGACAGCTTCCATCATCAACTGTAGCAAATGGATTCCATTCTACATAATCATCATCTGTACATCCTAATATAGGTGGGCATGAATCAGAAACAAACATGTGCGCTGTATCATTACCAAAAGCAGGATTTGTACCATATACTAAAGTATCGTTACACTGTTTTACAAAGTAAGAACCGTCTTGACCTTGCCATAATGCCCCGTTTAATCCATCTCCATAAGTATCGTAAATTGTAAAAACTAATGGTCCTTTAGGTATTTGCACTGGCACAACTACAGTGGCATAATCTGGTTGCGCATTATAATTTCCACCAGAAGCATATATTATACCGTTTGTATCTTTTATATCCCAACTAGTTTCACTTTGATATTGATCTAAATTTATTATAACTTTTGCCGGAACTAGTTGTGACGGTGGTGGTTGTGGCATACACTGAGGAACTGTTCTATTGTGTATCAAACCTTGATTAAATGTAGATGTAGGATAGTTTACAACTGTATCGCCACATATAACTACATAATATTCTCCATTAATTATACCATCTCCATAGCTATCCCATATAACAAAAGAAATATCAGTTATACTATCAGTCATATATATAGTATCGCTATTCATAACACCTCCTTGAGAATAGTGACCAAAAGGCACGTATGCTATAGTATCTCCTTGATAAGCGTCTTTATATAAAGTCCACGCGGTTTCACTAGGATAGTTATCTGTTTTTATATGTACAATAACTTCTTTTTGTGCAAAACTAAATATAGGTATTAATAATAGTATTAATAATTTTCTCATGCTTCTCCACATTTTTTACTTGGATTACCAACTTGTCTCCAGTCTTGCTGAACCCAATGTTTTAAATTTCTACTAGCAGTACCAGTAACGTTGCTTTTTGAAGAACGTTTATACTTACCAGCTTTACCAGCGGCTCGTTTAGCACGTATAACAGCTTGCCGCTCTGACTTACTCATACTACGTATTTTAGCCAAAGGCAAACACACTTTAGTAGTACCTCCGCCTTTAGCTTTTGTTCGTTTAACTTTTTTAAAAGGATTACTTTTTTGAACGTACATTACTTCTTTTTCATCTTCATGCCAGCAGCTTTTTTCATCATCATAGCAGCTTTTTTCATCATCATACCTGATTTTTTAAGTTTCATAGTAGATTCTTTTTTAAGCTTCATAGCAGCTTTTTTCATAGTCATTGCTGAATCTTTCATCTTTTTCATTTTCATAGCAGAAGCTTTTTTCATGTTAACAGGGGCTCTATCAACAGCTTCTTTAAACTTACCTTTTAATTTACCATCTGCAGAAGCTTTTCTTAATGACGCTGTAAATTTTACTGCTGCTTTTTTCATTTTTGCCGGTGCTTTTTTCATTTTAAATTTTGTTTTTAATATGTTTATACATTGAGTTACCTAGTTTTTCGCCCATTTTACTGTCTGACTTATAGTGAGCGTGGGCAACTCGTCTACTATAAGATATGTTTTCACCTGTTTTAGCAAAAGCTGATTTAGCTTTAGGATATTTATCACCTAATACTTTAGCTATTAACACGCCTTGAACAGAGTGTCCTGAAGGATATGATGGTGTCTTCATTGAAGACATCTCATAATCTTTCATTTTTATATTCATTTTTTTAGCTAATACTTTTGGTCTTGGCCTATTAAAATGTTTTTTTAATTCTAATATTATTGGCGCAGACTCTTTTATAAGTTTAGCTGATATTTTCTTGTCGTAATCTTCTACGTTATTATCTTTAGCTGTTTTAGCAAACGCAGACTCTATGTTATCAAACTTCTTTACAAACTCTTTTTTTAAAGGTATTTTAGCAAGTGCTTTAATTTCTTGTGAAGTATCAAATGTATTATCACCTGGTGGCTTCATTTTTTTAAAACTTGATATATTAAAATCTTTAAACATTTTTTCTTGCTTTTCTTATTGCTTCTTTACCACGTTTAAATATAGCCGCAACTTGTGTCTTTTTCATTACTTTAGCTCTCTGCTCTCCTACAGTTAATATTTGTATCTTACGTGCATAAGGCTTATCTATTCTTTTAACTTTAGCTACGGTCGCCCTAGCGTCACTAGGCGTAGCAAATTTAATACTTACAGTATCTTTTGGGTTTTCATCAGTATATAAACGTCTACCACTACCTTTAGGTTTTTTACCTGTGCCAACAACGGGATCTTTACGTTTAGCAGGGCTTTTATCTAAGCGTTTTCTAACTATATTCATAGTTGTTTTCATTTTAGCAGCATAACTAGGTTTTTTACCCCTATTAAATACATACTGTTGATTTAAACTACTAATAATTCTATTTAATTTGCCTTTACGAGTTTTTATAAGCCAACTAGCTAAACTACCAGGTGAAAGACTTTTAAATTTACCCTTAGCATCAGGAGCGTCTGAGTCGTGCCACGTAATAGATTTTGAAGTCTTTTTCTTTTTAAACGGATTATTTTTTTGACTATACATCTAACACTTACCAGCTTTTTGTGTTTTACTAGCCCACATATTAGCATATGCAGATGGATATACTTTAAATTTTCTTTTTGCAGCGGCTTTACAACTAGCACTTAGTTTAACCAAAGCTGGTGACGTTTTCTTTTTTAATGCTGAGCTTTTTTTTATCATATTATCTATTTTTTTAGCTTGTCCAGCGTGTAAGTTACTAGCTTTTTTAAGCTCTTTTGATATTTTTTTTAGTTTTTGTTTACTCATAATTATTTTTTTAACATTTCCATCTACGTCTAGCGGCACAGATTCTTTTTTTAGGAGTTTTTTTACAATTAATATTGTGCGTTTTCATTTGACCTAAAGATCTAGCACAGTATGATTTTTTACGTTTACCACCACCTGGTTGTGGTGCTTTTAAATTACCACCAGTTTGTTTGTTATAAGCAGCTCTACCAGCCGCGGTCATACCAGCACCTTCTTCAGCAGATAAAAAATGCCTACCTTTACCTCTTGTTGTTTTACGTAGTTTATTTAACGGTGAGCCGTTATTTCTACGTCTACCACAACTAGTAACAGGAAAAGGATTGTTCTTTTGAACATATCCTGTACTTGGCTCAAACATACTATTTTGCATCGGACTTCCTGGCATAATTAAAAATCACTCATTAATTGATTATCTATTTCTTCTTGCACTTCTTCTCTAGTAGCTACCATTTTAAAACTTAAATCAGCTTGAAATCTAGAAACTTCTTCACCATCTTTAAATATTATAATAGTGGGTATTACTGCTATTTTATATTTTTTTTGATCTTCTGTATTTTTTGATATATCCACAAACAATTTTGTTTGACAATCTTTTAACTTCATAAACCACTCTACGTCATTAGCTTTGTTCCACTCTGCGTTAAAACATACTACTTTAATTTGACCAAAAGCTTGCGATGCTGCAAATACTAATATCATTAATATTACATATATTGCCTTTGACATATCTGATTTTTTCATTTAATTTATCTTAATTTGTCAATTTTTTCTTCAATACGTTTTATATCTTCTTTTATCTCTCCAACATCTTCCTGCGTTGTCATGATAGTCTGACGAATCATTTGATCTTTCATGTCAAACTCCATACGGGTAACTTCTGGATCTGCTGGTTTTGGTAGCTCTTTTGCTTCTGCAATATCCGCTTGAAGAGCAAACCACATTCCAACAATAGTTGCTATTGCAAAACCTATTCCCATGAGAGTTTTTATACTTATTTTAAAGCTAGTATCTTCATTTAATTGTTTTGTCATGTCGTGTATATTCTATATATTATACAATCACTTGTTTTTGTTATTTTTTACTTTTGTTTTTATTTTGTATCTCTATAATTTTATTTACTCTATCTTCTTCATATTTAAGAGTTTTTATTATTTTAGGACTAATGCCAAGTTCTAATAACTTATCTATTTGTTCTTTTTTATTTAAATTAAATAAATCTATAGACATTTTCTCCTCTACAGTAGGCACATAATTTTCAATTGCTGTTAAAGTAGAATCTATTTTATATTGATTTTTTTCACGCAAATTCATAATAGCATCGACTCTATCTGCTTCTTTTGGATAATCTTTAGGATTTAAGTCATTTGCTTCTAGTATTTTTATCTGCTCTCTTTTATTTAAATCATAAACTTGTTTTTCTGTTTGTATAATTTTTATTTCTTCTTTTGTTTTGTCAGGGTATTTTTTCTTTAACTTTGTTTCTTTGTTTATTTGCTTTTGTCTTTCTTTTAAGTCTTTTTTAACTTCTTCAACTGCAGTATCTTCAACACCTAAACTCCATTGATCCCAACCACCAAATAGAAATACTCTTTGCCACCACTCGTTTTCACTGTCAAGACCAGCTCTTATGTTATCTAATTTTCTATGAAGCCTATTAATAGGTGCATTAGTTGTTCCTTCTATAAATATAGTAGTCATATCCCACAAAGGATTGTCAATATCAAAAACACTCATTTCTTTCATAACATCTTTGTTCCACTCAAGTGTTCTTTCAGCACTTCTTAGTTTTCTAATTTTAATTCCAATTGGTGGTGATATTTGCAATAGCTCTTCCCAAGCTGGTGTTTTAAAATAAGCATCGCTTTTTTGATTTTCAACAAGTTTATATACATAGTTTTTAACTGTAGAAACTACCGCTCCTCCAACTCCAGAACCTTTTAATATAGAGTCTATAGTACCACCTATAATTCTATCTTTTTTAAGCTTAAAAAACTTTTCATCTTTTTCGTCGTCGTCAAATAACATTGCAAACACAGCACTTTGTAAACCATAAAATATCATACTTTGCACTGCTCCATAATATACTATTTTAGAGAGGTTTGCCATGTCGCTTTGTGCTTGAGTAGTATAAGGCGGTGATTTTCTTCTATTAACTAAATCTAAACTTGATTTTTTTATTATCCTCACATATTGAGATGTTACGTTTTGAAAAGCTAAAACAAGTCTACCAAGCGGCGAAGCTTGCTGTTGTGAAACCATGTCAGGTCTAGCAGACTGCTGTGTAGCTTCCGCTATCTCCATAAAATCATTAAAAGCTTTTTCTTCAGCTGCGCTTTGGTCTAAGCCTTGTTTTAAATAAGTTTTTAATCTATTTCTATAAAAAGAAGCCCCACCAATAGCAATAGCAAAGCTATCACCTATTTGCGTAGGAGTAAAACCAATATTTAACAAATACTTTATGGCTGCTCTTACAGGATTTTTTGATCTAGAAACTTCTCTAGCTATTTCATTTGTATTAACATCAAACGCAGCACCAGCACGCCTTTGTTTTAAAAAGTCAGAGTTAAATATCATAGAAAAGTCTTTCCAAAACTGTTTTTGATTTGCAAAGGCTGCAGCAGATTTAAATACATTATTATCAGCAAAATTTATAAAATTAACAAATGATAATTGCTGTAACAAGGCTGAACGCATGTTAAAAAACATTGTAGCACCAACAGATCCATTTATATAGTCAAGCCACGCGTTTACAAGTCTATTTTTACTTGTAGGTCTATTACTACCTGTTTTTATTCTATAAAGCATATCTTTTAGAGCCTCAACAAAGTTTTCACCATATATTGCTTTAATTTTATTAATATTTTCTGGTGAAAATATTATATCTGAATTTTCAATAAACTCAGTAAAAAACTTAGCTCTACCAACTCTACCTGTAGCATCTACTAAATCAAACTTTATATTTCCAACGTCCCAATGCTCACCTGGCTCTACATAACCTTCATCAATTCTAGATATTCTACCTATTTGATCAGCAAACTCTAACAACTCAGAATCTGATTTTACTATTTCAACTAATTTTGCTTTATCAGTTTTACTTAAACCAGGTATTTCAAAACCAGCTTTGTCCCATAGATAAACTCTTACAGCGTCTTCAATCACATAATCATCTTTTAATATTTTCTCAGATAATCTTTTTCTAACATCAGGCATTTGTTTAATTAAGCTTTTGTAATCGTTTGCAATTGCTTGCTTTGCTCTATTTAATTCTCTATAAGCTTTATTCAAAGGTTTTATTAAAGATTTTTCAAAAAAATCTCTATGTTGCTCTCCTTTTCTGCCCTTACCCATAAAGTTATATAATAAACCTACAAAATCTTCGTGTGATGGCGGAACAAAAAACCTAAATCTACCTTTGCCTTTTCCACGTCTTTTAGCTTTTGCATCTGAAAAACGTTTTTTAGCATCAATACCAGATACTTCTTCTAGTATTTTATTAAATTCAGGATCCATATCTTTACTAAATTTAACCTTAGCTTGAACAGCCTTACCTTTAATATCTAATTGCTCCATCATGTTTTTAACAGCGGTAACATTTGGAAGTGCGTCGTCAACAAAATATATATCGTTATAACCTTGAGCAAATTTTTCAGCAACCCATAATGCTTTAGCTTCACCTGTACTATTACCTAATCCAGTAATGTTTTTTAAAGGTATAGTTATGCCCTGTGTTTTTAACCACTCATGTATTGCAGTTTCAGATTCTGATGGTCTTGCAGTAATTATATATGTATTTTCAGGTCCAAATTTATTTATTCTATTTTTTAACTTTTGTAACAAAGGCCCTTCAACACCGCCTCTAACATTTACAAAATCTTTAAAGTCAAAAGTATAACCTTTGCTTTGCAAATCAGGGCCTTGTATTGGCCAGTCAGCGCTACTAATTCTTACTTCTTCGCCATTAGGGCTTGTTGCTATTATAAAGTTTTCACCTCTATCAATTAATGTTTCATCAAAATCAAAAGCGCTCATACCTCTAGAAGATTTACTATATTTTATAGGGGTTCTAGCGTTTTTAATTGCAATGTTTAAATTTAAAGCGCCAGGTGACTTACTAAATTTTAAAGAATGACTTACAGCTTTTAATATTATTTTCGCGTCTTGTTTGTTAGACATGTTTAAATTAGATCTACCAATAACATCGCCATCTATACGGCTCATTAATCTAGCATTAACAGTGTGTTTTCCAACAAACTTTTTTGTTTTTGGTATTTTAGAAGTTCCGTTTTGAGAATATAGTTTAAAATTACCTTCAAAATAAGGCACTTCTATATTGTGATTTCTTTTTATATAATTTTTAATTTTTATGTTTCTTTCGTTTATTATTTCATTATCTGTTTTTAATAAAAAGAAACCATTTTCACCAATATTAATAGCACCATTTCCTTTTTCTACCATTCTGCTTGTCACAACATCGCTACTTAATTCTACACTAGCTTCATTCCAAAGCTTTGCTAATTCTTTTTTAATTTTAGGATTTGCATAGTCCGCTATACTAATAGCATTACTAGAGCTTGTTATTTTAGAATCTGAAAGCTTTATTATTTTTTGTATTATTGGTTTAAGCTTTTTTTGTATATCTTCCATAGCGTCTTTAGCTAAAGGGCTTGTTGGTTTAGTTGATTTAAAAACTATTTCGCCATTAACAACTTTAAAGTTTAATGTTTCAGAAACAGTTCTAGCTTGATCCATTTTTATTTCAATACTATATATTTTACTAGCATCTTGAGACGCTTCAATCATTACGTCATTAGCTAATCCAGATTCTGTAACTTTTTTATTTATTTTAACATCTTTAATATTAGCTTCATTAGCAACTTCGTTTAAAATATCTAAATGAATTTGCTCATATATTTTGTAAACTTTATCTATTTTTTGCTTTCTACCAGGCTTACCTTTTTTTGCAGCTATTTTTTGTTTTCTATATCTTTTTATGGTTTCCTCTAATAATGCTTCATTTTTAATTTCACCACTATCTGTGTATACGCTAGCGTTATATATAGAACTAACTAAGTCATAAATAATCGCACTAGATTGCTCTAACTCTTTTTTATCTACATTTCTTGGATATAAACCTTGAACAGTAGATAAAGTTTGTGCTTTTGCCCCTTCTTGTTTAAGAATTTCAAGATAATCTCTTGATACTTTTATTTCAACATCAGTAGATATAGAAAATTTTAAGTTTATATTTCTATTTATAGTAGATGATAAAACTTCAATATCATCGTCCATTAAAGTTTCGCCTTTTAAATCAGCTAAATCTTGTCTTTTTTGTAAAACACTTGGCTCCTGTGCAACTTGCATTGTAGCATCATAATTTAAAGAAGCAGATAAGTGTTTAGCTAGTTGATCTTTTCTAGTTCCTCTTAAACCAGATCTTTTTCCTGTTTTAGGATTTATTAGTGGTTGATCAAAAAATTTAATAAACTGAGCCTCAGTAGGCATTATTTTTTCATAAAGACTTACAGACTGACCTTTGTCTATAGTGTTTAATGCTGATGGTGGTAATAAATTATTATCAACAGCATTTTGCACTTCTTGTTTATTAGTTAATTTTTTAACAAATTTAGTAAAAACTTTTTCGTTATCTGGTAAATTTCTTTCCATTTGAACCAAGTCAGCTGTGAACATAGCGTTGACTATAGGCTCTCTAAGTTTTTTAATAGTAGGTATATATTTGTTACCTGTGCCAAGCATATTTTTTACTTGCTTGAATAAATATGTAGAAGATTCTGTAGTTAAATCTCTTTGTATTTGTCTAGCAGTTCGCCCAGCGTCATAAGCTCTAATTAAAACTTTACGAGCGGTTTCTAATATTCTATTATATACTTCTCCTCCAGTTTCAATACCCATAGCTTTTCTAAGATCAGAATAAGTAGGCTTTGTTTTCTTTGTAGCCTCTCTTTTTCTTCTAGCTTCAGCAGCAAGAGATATATCTTGCTCTTCAAGTTCTTTCATAGCTACATCTTGCTCAGCTTCAACTTGTACTTTTACTTCTCCTTCTTTTGTTCTATCATCAACGTCTCTAGCTGTTCTTTCTTGTTCAGCTTGTTTGTATTCTTTATTGTAAACATTACCAGCTTTATTTGCTAGCTGGCTATTTATCCAAGCAAATAAATTATCATTAATTTCTGGATTAAAATTTCTAATATGATTTGTAAGTTCAGTATAAACTTTATCTACAAAATCTACAGGTACTCTATCGCCTTTAAACTTAGCAGCAATTAAATCATCTAAATAACCACTTTGTTTTATTTCTGTAATAGCGTTATCAGCACCTCCTTTGTCCCACGAATCTTTACCACCTTTAAAACTATATGTATTACCTATTTCTTTTATACTTTCAGATATTTGTTTTCTAGCATCTTCAGACAAAGATTTTTTACGCATAGTTTTTACTTGTCCTTTTTCATCAACAGTTTGTAGTCTAGAAGATTCTATTCTAGCATCAAGAATTTTAGTACCCATTAATTTACCTAATAAACCTTGTCTATTAATGTTATCATTATAGTTTTTAATAAACTTAACTAAATCTTGTGCTGTTTCTATTTTAACATCTTGTAATCCAAAACCTAATAAAACGCTATCAAACTTATTTCTTAAACTACTAGTACCAGCGTCACTTAAATTTATTTTTTCTTTAGATATTAAGTCTGAAAATACATTTATATATTCTTCTAAAGCGCCTTCTTTAATATTTCCATCTTTATCTGTATAGTGATCATCTATTCTTTTTTGAAGTCTACTATATACGTCTTCATGATTTTTTTGTAAATAAGATTTAAGATCTTCAATTAAAGGCATCATCGAAGCGTTGTCAGTTTTAAATTGTCTTGAGATCATGTAATGTAAAAGCTCATGACCAACTACATTAGTAGCGCCTCTTAAATTAGCTTTTTGTTTGTTAATATAAATCTGTGCTTTACCATTTTTATTTTTACCAACAAAAATACCATCAGCCTTTTCATCAAAATTAACATCACCTTCTTTTATTATCTTATTTATTTGGTCTTGATTTTCTAATATTTTAACGTCTAAATCCTCTCTGTTTACACCTTTTAACTTTTTTAATCTTTTTTCAATTATTTCTGATGCGACTAGAGCTTCACCAATTAATTTTTCAACTTCAATGTCTTTAGCAGTATATTCAGTACCTAATAAATCAAAGTTTTGTTGTATTAGCTCTAAATTTTCTTTTTCAGCAGTTTCTTGTGTGTTAATAGTATATCTATTATTTCCTATTCTACTGTTGTTTTTATTTATTTTATCTAAATTTGAAGCATATTGTTTTAATTCTTTATCAGACATGTTTTCAAAAGAATTATATAAGTTTTCTTCTAAATTATCTCTTTTTTGAACTAATTCTTTAATTCTATCTTCAAAATCTTTTTTATTAAACTGATCTGCATTTTCTAAATCTTTATTTGCATCTGCTATTTGCGCACCTATATCAAAATATTGTTGCTTCCATTTTTTTGGTGATATATGTTTGTAAAGATCTTTTTTGTCTTTTTTCTTAAACGAAGAAACACCACCTCCAAAACCACCAAGTATAAACGCTGGTATCGCAGAGTTAATAACACCAGAAGCGTAGTCTCTAATAGTTTTTTCATCACCGTATATCCAAGCGTCACCTGATGTTTGTATAACAGAGTTAACACTTTCTGTCATCGCTTCTCCTACACCACCAGCAAACATTCTTTTTACAGCTGTATTTAAATAAGGCTCAACAAATTCTTTTACTATTGTTGAGTTAGGAACGCCTTTTGTTTTCATGCCGTAAACGCCTCTAGCAAATTTTCCACCAAGATATTCAGTTCCCCACTCAGAAATACCAGCTAATAACGAGTTTTTAATAATTTGATCAGATGTAAGGTCTGTTCTATGTATAATATCATCTTTATAATTACCACCAGCAGCAGAAAGGCCTAATATAGCACTACCGTAAACTGGATTTGCTATTGATAGAACCATACTTGGTGCCGATTCAAAAGCATTTTGCACATATAAATCAGCTGCCGCAAGGTATTCTCCAGCAGAAATTAACTGATCACCATTAAGTTCTTGCCCCGTAGCCTCATCGACGTATTTTGTTTCAAAAACATCGTAAAAATCATCATCTAAAAAAAATGGTAAATTAGCATCTCTTCTTATTGCTCGCTGTCTTTTTTGCTCGTCACTATATCCCATTATTTCGTCAAATGCCATATAAAAACTCTCACCTAAACCAACAGATATCTCAGCTGTACCACCTACAAATCTAGCTATATAAGGCAACGCCCAATTAGCTATTTCATCTAAAGGGCCTGAATAATCAGGAAGCTGAAAACCACGTATTTTTTTTACATTTCCTTTGTAGTCAGAAATTATTGCGGTTCTTGTGTCTAAAGGAACAGTAGATTGTTGTTCTTGTATAAGGTCATATTGTTGCTGACTAATTAGAAAAAGATCATGAAAATCAATATTTAAATTGTTATTACCGTTTGACATGTGTTTTTAATTTAAGGATTGGTTTTAAGCATACTGTGCGCACTTTGCGCGGCATTATTATTACGAAGTATCATTGCTTTTACTAATTCAACAAAATATTTTGAATTATTATAATCATGTTTTCCACCCCAGCTGTTAAAGTGAACTTGATAAGCAATGCCTGAATTTGGATGGCGTACTTCAAAAACATTTCTTTTTCCTATAAAATCAATTTTAAAACCATATGGATTTAAAAGATGTCTTAAAGCGTTTTTAACTTTTTTCTGTCCTCCAGGCATGCTACCATAAGAAAATATATAATCAGTAAATTTTACGCCATCCACCTCAGATTCTTCAGCTAATATCATATTTAATCTTTCTATAAATTTCCCATATGCTTCTTCACCACTTTTACTAGTGTATTGATCTGGATTATTATTAATATCTTTATTAAAATATTCTGTTAGCCGTTCTTCTTCACTACCTTTAATTTCTTTAGTTTCTTCATCTTCTTGTTGTGGCTTTCCAAGTATTTTTCTTGAATACTCTTCAAGCATTTTTTTAACGTCTTCTTTTCCTCCTTTCGCGTCGTCTCTCAGTGTTGCTTCTTTTCTATATATACTACTTAAAATCAGTGACCATAATTTATCATAATCAGCGTTTTCTAAATTGTATGCAACATTCTCTCCAAAATTAATCGAATATGTACCATCTTCGTTTGGTATTAACTCACCAGTGTATCGTATGCCTCTAGGAAATATAGTAAATTTTAAATACTCTTTTGGCTTGTCTTCATCACTCGCGCCAGTAGTATATGTTGCTATAGAGCCTTCTTGTGATTGACTAGTAGAAGAAGTAGTAGTAGTAGAGCCACCCATGCTTTCAATAATCTTCTTTAAGTTTTCTGTTGTTGTATCTTCTTGATTCTGGATTATTTCAAATTTTTCTTTAGTAATATTTTGTTTTTGTTGATTATTTTGAATTATATTTTTTTGATTATTTTTTTTTCCATCTTTATCATTTGCTTCATTATAAGCGCCAAAGCCTTTATCATAATATTGACCTTTAATTACGTCTAATAAATGATCACCAAAAGCATCAATCAAACCGTCATCGGTTTTATATTCTTCATAAACCTGATCATAACCTTCGTCTCCAGGTTTTTTACCTGTTTTTTCATATATATATTGATGTATAAATTCTACTTGTTGACTATCATCAAGTAAACTTCCAGTTTTTACACCTTCATAAGCAAAGTTTAAAACTCTATCTTTTCCGTTTACTCTAAACATTTGCTCTATAGCTAATCTATAATCTGACTCGTTAAAATCTCTACCTGTTTTACCATATTGATAAGCCGACTCTGTTAATGTTAAATAGTCTTTTATTATATTGCCATCATCTATAAAAGCGCCTTTATAATCAATAATTCTTTTTGTTTCTCCATCTGCACCAACATATGTTGCATAACCATCTTCATTAATACTAAAAGTTTTATACACCTCACCGTTAGCAAAGTTACTATGATCTAACCTGTCGTTTTCGGTAACTGAGCCAGCTAAATCATTAACTGTTTCTAAAGAGTTTTTAGTACTGAGCTGTAAAGCGGTCATGCTAGTGTTTAAATTTTCAAATTTAGTTTTAACACTATTCATAACTTCTATAGCTTCTTGGTACTTTTTACTATTTGGAAAAGCGGTAGCAACTATTTGAGCCGCTCTAGCGTACTCGTTTTTATATTTTGTTAAAAACTCTGTTGTCTGAGCCCTTAATTCTTCAGGAACTTTGTCGATAGCAATGCCATTAGGCATTTTTTCTAACAACTCTTGTGTTTTTGTTAAAGAGCTTTGTAATTGCTTATTCAACGCGGTTACAATTGGTTGAAACGCAGCTGAATAATTTTTCATTTTAGTATCTATCTCAGGTGCTCCTCCACCAAAACCTATCTTGTAGTATATGTTTTCGTTAGCCATATTTTTTTTAATTTACTTATAATTCGTACCTTGTTGGGTCGTTCATCATTTCGTTTATTTTATTTTGTATATAAGCAGAGTCTCCTCCTCCATCAGGATTCCATACTCCAGTGCCTTGCATTTCAACTCTTTTGTTTATAAGAGCGTTAATATCAAAGTTAGCATATTTTTGAGCATAAGCAGCATCTGTACCTTGTGCTTGAGAAGTATCTACACCTTGAAAGGCTCTTCTTGTAGCATCTCCAGCTTGCTTACCAGCCTGTGTACCATCGTCTGTGTTTGTATTTACTACTTTTTGACTTGGATCAGGTGGTGGTGGAGTGCCAAAACCTGGATCAAACATACCGCCAGCAGCATACGTACCTACTTGAGCTCCAGCCGCTAAAAGAGAGCCAACGCCGCCAATAATAGCAGACTCTTGTTGCATTTCAGCTTCCATTTGACCAGTTCTAAATTGCTGCTGCGCCATTTGCTGACCAGATCTTAAAGCAATTAAGTCTCGTGATCTTTGAAGCTCATCTTGCTGTTTTAAATACTCTCCATAAGCAATTTTATTTTTCGCCGCTGTTTCAGCATCTTGAACCGCTGCTGCGCCTCTAGCTGCTAATCTTTGATTTACCGCTTCTTGCTGTCCAATACTTGCTGCTGCTCTAGCATTTTGAACTGTAGCTTGATTTGCCATAGCCTGTGCTAAACCAGCCACACCACTTGAACCAGCCGCGCCTCTAAGATTTGCTAATATATTTGTTCTACTTTGAGCTGCTTGTCTAGCCTCAAACTCAGCTTGTTTTTGATTTATAGTTAAATCTTCATAAGGATTTTCAAATTTAGTCTCTATATTTTCATAAGGATTTTTAAACTCAAGCCCCAATAAATCTTTTCTAGCTTGCTTGTAATTTGCATCTGCTATTTCTCTTTCCTCTTCTAAAAAATCTTCTTGTCTTTTACCTGCTCTATAATTTGAATAAGCATTTACACCAGCGCTAACAAGCCCACCAACTAAGCCTCCTAAAGCCATAACAGCTAAAGGGGTAAGCTTTAAAGGGCTTTTTTTCATTGGTGTTGTTTTTTTACCTACTGCCATATTATTGTATTTTTATTATTTTATAGTTACACTTTTTCATTTTTATTTAATTATCCGACTGTTAGTATGTTGTCTAAGTTTAAAGTTGCTTGAAAATTTTCATCTCCAAATCGCAAAATATATAAAGTAGCTTTTATTTTTGCAGACCTACTACTACCAGTAAAAGTCATTGTTTGTCCATTTTCTAAAGTTTGATTTGAACTAACAGTAACGCTTACACCGGCGTTAACAGCGTCAACGTGTGGTAAGGTTGATGTTACGCCTAATCCACGCATTGTTGTGTTCTCTGATGCCTTTATACCGTCTGTGCTAGCTATTGGTATAGTACTGTTATTACTTACAGTATCGTCTGTTGTTGTTACCACTGGATCTAAAGATACTGATGCTTTGTCTAAAGTAAAAAAAGTATTATATAAAGTTTCAGCACCTCTAGAGCCTTTATCTTTTATAGTTATAACATCATCATCATTTAAACTACTAGTTCTATCAAAAGTAACAGTTTTTGTATCTTTAACAACTTTAGAAATAACAGAGTTACTGGTTACTCTTGTACCAGAAACTTCTTGACCAATTCTTAATTCATCAATGTCGTTTAAAATAGCTGTAGCAACACTACTCGTAGCACCATCTACTATTTTAGTTCTAGTAACTTCAAAATCTGTTATTACGGGTTGTCTAGCTATTACAAACTGACTACTTGACAAACTAACATCCCACTCTATATCAACACGCGTTTGTTCTGGTACAATTTTTCTTTTATTTTTAAAAACATCGTTATACTCTTGTCTATCTGCAGTGGGAACAAAATTTCTAGGCTTGGTTATTGTTACGTCGCTAGGTAAAGTATTATATGTCGCAGAGTTAGCAGGTGAAGCTAGTGAAAATGTAATAGTAACATCTGTAAACTTATGTATTGAACTAGGCCTTTTTAATGTTCCGCTCTCGTCTTTTTCTGTATTTTCATTTTCAACTTTATGGTGAATATTGTTATTAAAATTAACACCAGATAATTCTGTATTATAATGTGGTTCTGCATACAAGTGTATATTATACTCATCATCATCTGTTATAGCTGGAAATTCTATATAATCAGAATAAACAGTAGAAGTCATTTTTTTATCAGATAATCTATAATAAGTTGATGTAAATGTCTTAGTTTCAAAATTATAATAATGAGTGTCCTCGTTAGTAACTTCTAAACTAAAATAAGCACCTATATCACCCGTTATTTTAAAATATCTTTGGACAACACCAGCTCGCATGTCAGAAGTATCTATATAAAAACTTTTTATTTTTTTTGTCATAATTATTGGCTGCTTGTTTGTAACTGTGCTGTTATTCTAAATAATTCAGCTTTTTTAGGTGAGTTGTTTTTAACTCTTGCTTTAGAGTAATAACCTGTTAAACCAGACGTGTTAACACAATTATCTTTTGAAAACATAATAAAATAATTGTTTAAGTTTAATCCTGTAGTTACACCTAAATTAGGTATATTAGAATAACCGTCTATATCAAAAGTTATTTGATGTTGAGATTGGCTAATTATATCTACACTTGTAATAGGACCTATTAAATGTATATTAGCACCATTGCTAGTTTGATATTGATCATCAAAATCAACATTTTGCAAAACATTATTAGAAGTTTCTACAAAATAACCAACGTCTCCAACTTGAACAGATGTGTTTAAAGAACCATTAAACGTAAGTGTTAGTGTTGCCATGTGTTAAGTATTTTAATCAGTTAATAAAGTAAAAGTATTTTGAGATATATCTATAAATATATTTACATCGTTTCCAGGCATTAAAGTGTTATTGTCTAAATGAAACTCTAAATCTATACTATCTAACCATATAGAGCTAGAACTTTGATTTTCTGTACCAATAACATGTGATATATAACCGTAACCATTACTAAAAGTTGTAGTTTCTGTTACTCTATTATCATAATTGCTACCACTTTGAATCATATAGCTAGGTTGAACATTATCTATAAAAGGCTTGCCAAATCCTGAATAAACACCTTGAGGGCCAATATCTGTAATATTAGTTCCATATTGAGCATATAAATTAAGCACTTTTCCATTTGGACTAGTAGCAGCATCTTTATATTGTGATATTTGAGGATTTTGAGCCCAATGTAAAACACCTAAGCTATTACCATAATTACCGTAGTTAACACTAACACCGTTAACAGTTAAAGTAGATAGGTTTATATTATCTGTAGCCTGTCCTAAAGGATATAAAAGTGTACTAGTTGCGCCTGGGCTATTTAATTGTGAAAACGAAGCTATAGGAAAAGAACCTCTACTTATGTTCGCTATAAAAGTACCAGATAAACTACTACCTTGCTGTATGCTAAACGTAGCATCAGGACTTGACATATTTAAAACCCCTGATTGAGGAAGTTCAAATCTAGCGCCGTTAGCTGAAGGGCCTAAAAATAAAGAATAAAAATTAGAGTTATCCCAAACATCAGGCGGAGTATATAAAGAAGTATTAATTGGTTGGCCGTCTCCACTTACATCTATTGCAAACTCATTTATATTATTTACAAGCCAGATATTTAAATTATAAAATGGCGGTGGCAACGTGCAAGAACCGTCATCTACAGGCGTATAGCCAGATAAAAACGTCGTTGGATTAGTTGCCCCAGGTGTCGCACAGCCAAACTGCCAAGGATATGTTGGTAGAGAAGAGATTTGTTTTTGTGTGTCCATGCTTATATCTACTGAAACTTGTGCGTCGGCAGTAGGCATTACAAAAGATAAATGAATATCTACAATTATTTCAATAGGAAACTCACCGTTAGCTGGCGGATTATTAGCGTAAACTTCTTTAAAAACAATTTTATTTATTTTATCATAACTATTCCAAAAAGCGTTTAAAACAGGATTATTAGCCATTAAAGCAGCGATATTAGCGTTACCACTAATAGATATTTCATGTTCTGTTTCAACTGTTTGTGGAGTTAACCAGCTAGCCATTACGTTTGGAGCTGTACCAGTGTAAGCATAAGGAGATATTGTTTGAGAAACTCCGTTTTCAATGACTTGACTAAAAGCCCTAAGGCTTTGTATTGTTAAATTATCACAAGCCTTACCCCAAGCGTTAGCATAGACATTACCAGTAGTGCCATTATCACCAATCACATAAGTGTCTGTTGGTGTTATTTTAAAAGTAACAATATCTTGAACTAAACTTCCTTCTGCTTTTTGTAGTGTTTTAGTATTAAACACGCCTGAAGAAACGCCACCTGTTACATTAAAATTATGAGAAGGTCTTGGCGTGTAATATTGAGAAGTTCCACCTGCTGGTTGAGAAGGCGCCATAGTAGAATTAAATCCATTACCATCATTTCTAAAAAGAACTTGTAATTGTCTCATTTGTGGAGGTGGGCCAGGTGGATCATGATCAATATCGATTGGTATAATAATGTTTTCAGCTGGCATTGTAAAAGACTCAAAATATACTTTTATTATAGTTCTAGGATTATAATTAGATCCAGGAACAGAAAGACCAAGTGTATTTGCATGATCTTCTGTTATTTCTATTTTAGTTATATTTACATCAACGTTTGATGAAGAAAAGCTATAAGTGTCTACATAACCACCGCTTGGATCTTGTATAGTGTAACCAGTGTAAGTAGATAAACCAGTACTTGTTAACGCGCCATAAGGTGTTAATACACCATTGTTTGTTATAAAAGTATTACTAGTATCACTTAAGCTATGTCCGTTTATTCTTAATTTATGAGCTTCTATAGTTGATACTCCAGGAGTGTTTGTAAAGTTTTGCCATAAAGATATAGTTTGAAAACCACTAACATTATCTTGGCTTAAAATAGCGTTTACATTGGAATAAGAATTGTAACCATCGTTGCCTGAATAATCATAATACTGCATATTGCTAGTATTGTTAAAAAGGTGTTGCTCATAAGCATCTGAATTAATATAAGGTGCGTTTATATTTATCAACCCAGTTAAATAATAACTCATTTGTCCATAATTTAATGGATTTACATATGACTCACCAGGAAAATTATTTGTATCAAGATCAGAAGAATCTATAATACTAAAAAGCTGTGTTGATAAAGGTGGTAAACTATGATCTAATAATACAGCGTTACCTATACCTTGAAAATTAAACTCAGAAGTATTTAAATTGTTATTTGAAACACTGTTCCAATAAGTCTGCTCTCCTTTAATATAATTAAACCATTTACCTTCTTTTTCAATAAACTCAGGTATACTACCTGTTTGCTCGTTAGGATAACCTTCGTCTGTTATCATGCTTTCAACCCACCAACCTTGTTTTTGTTTTATATCATAATAGTTGTTAGCATTACCTAAAACTCTAGATTGGCTACCTTCATAAGCTATAGCTTTAAAATCTTTTATAACATTAGCGCTTTGATTAAAAATAACATCAACATAAGAATCTACAGGGCTTTGGCCATAAAAACTATTAGCTTCAATATTAAGATCTTTTACATGGTGCTCCCAAGGCATACCATTGCTAAAAGTATAATATTTATTATTAAGGCTAATTCCTTGTTCTTTAATAAAAGATTTAAAGCTAACCCAGCCTTTTGCGCTTTCTTTATATGTTATTGTTATTGCCATTTATAATATATTAATATGTAGAACCACTATTAGATGAACCACTGTTACTATCTGTATCGCTACTGCCACTACTAGAAACACCTGTTGTATAACTGTCAGTATTAGTTACGTCTAATTCTATTTCTTCAGAAAAATTATTTGTTAAAGTTAAATTATACTCACCTTTGTCTATGTCATAACTACCAATTAATAGCTTGTAATTTTTTAAATTATCTCCAAACCAATAACTCATACCAGCTTCAGAAATAGGTGTTAAACCATCCATTGAAAGTCGTAAAACAGATCCTCTCTGTTTGTCTGTAAAATAAGCTCTATAAGATTCTGACGCGAATGACTCTGGATTTTTTGATATACCATAATCACCAACAAAAGCCATTGTTTGACCTAAAACATTAGAACTAGCAACAACGTTTGTGCTTCCGTCAGCATTAAACAAAGCGTCTTTATTTGCTAATACTTTTAATACTCTATCTTCACAAAAAGTAACTAAATCAGTATCTCTAGTAAATAGTTTTTGTATACTTCCATAAGTAGGATTAATATCTTTTGTTATACTATCAGCCATGATAAACTGATTAAAATTATTTACACCAGATATTGAATTATAAATACCTGAGAATATTAAACCATATTTTCTGTGTTCTTGTTGATATTCTTCTTCTATAGTTGTAGATGCTTTAGCGCCATTATCTATTCTAACACCATTAAAAACATCTCTTACTCTATCCGACTCAACGCCATTTCCAAAAGAAAAACAATTAAACCAATTTAAACCTACTAATTTATTTGAAATATCTGTGTCTATTAAAAGTTGATCGCTAATTTCGTTTCCTTGAATATCAATAATTGAATTATATAACGCTAAAACTTTAAGGTTAATAAAAGATCCGTTTTCAACTTGTATTTTAATAATTTTATTTGTAATTCCACTTTCAAACGTACCAGTTGTTTGCAATACTAAAGCTTCGTATGCAGAATAATTAACATTAATAGGAGGAGCCCAACCACTTATTTTAGCTTCAGTAAGTTGAACACCTGAAGTATATGATGTAATTTCACTTGATATTGGTGCTAAACTTTCCACGTTATTTATGCTAAGTCTTGTTGGTATAAAACTAGAGGCTTCATAATAAAGGCTTAAATCCTCATCTGTTTTAGGCTCTGTTTCAAATACAGCAGGGTTTTCAGGAAACTTAACTTCATTGTCTTCTAATATATAACTATTTGTAACTATTTCAATGCCACAAGGATTAGTATTAAGCGTTACAGTATCACTAGATCCAGGCAAGCCAGTAATTGGATGATAATCTGTCCAGTCAGGAGGATCTCCATTTAAATCTCTTAACGTAAGCCTCCATGTAACTCTACGGTTATGATGACTCCGATTAATCAACTGAACGCTAGGAGTATAAGTAATTGGTGGAACACCAAATTGAGCAAGATTACCTTCGCCCCAAGCAACCGAGTTTGGAGGTAAAACCTCTGAAGAAAACGGGGCTTGATTATAATTAGGATCTTCATCATCATCAAACTGTGGCACTTCATTGCCTTGATTAATTCCAGGTGGTGGATACGGGTGGACACCACCCGTGTAAACACTATGATAATTAAATTTATAAAACTTCTGTACAGAGGTAACCGTGTATATTATGCTATTTGGATCGTTTGTAAACCTAATAAGAGCACCAGATTTTATTTGTTTAGCAAAATTATGTGCATCAGGATCATAAGACTCACTTATCTTCCAGTAATTCATCCAAAGTTCTTCAGTTACTTCCACACCAGGTGAAGGAAATAACCCTCCAGAAGAACCTTGCCCGCACCCACTGTTATGAGTTTCTAATCTTTCGCTACCGCCAGCCGCATTAAGGTCACGCCCGTAAGGGCCAACGTACGAAATATCTATTGTGTTTGATGTTACACCTGCGCCTTGAGAAAAAAACTGATAATTTTCAAGATTACTTGAAAAGTCAGCTGGTCCATGCCCAAGTCCTTGAACGCCAAAACCAATGCCCGCTAACTGCGCAAAATTATTACTTGTGCCAATAAATGGGTTTCCAGATTTTTCTTGATGCATTAACGCGTATAAATTACTAGCATAAGGAAGCGCATTGGTATTTACCCAAATAGCGTTATAACCGCCGTATAAAGTAGAGCTATTTTTATAAACATCATTTACATTACCAAACCAGGTTGTTTCTTGATCTGGATCAAAGCCGTTTAAACCCCAAAAAGGCTCTTCACCAGCGTGGTAAGCCTCATCTATAATAAAACCTCCAGCACCATAAGAGTGACCTGGATCATTTGTGTCTCTTAAAATTTCATATATACCTCTCCAAGCATACCAAGAGCAGTATGCGTCTTCTGGTATAGGAGTATGTGGATCTCCGTGATTAGCGTTCCAACTTGCTATTTCTGTAGCGTGATCTGCTGCTGTTCTCCAAGAAAAAGAAAAAGGCCACGGACTTAAACTTTGAGTTCCTGGCGTATCATTTTCTGTAAAGTTTTTAGCGTAATAAGCGTTAATTTTTTGAACTATTTTAGTTTGTTGAAAACTACTTGTTGCTACAATTGTATTTTCTATATATTGATCTTTACGTATTTTTGCAAAAAACCTTCCTTGAAAAGCTGATTTATTCTGAACTACCTCTTGAGTTATTTCTACCTTTATATCTCCAGCGCCAGTACCAAACTGAACAGTTGAATATGTCATAGTGACAGAGCCAGGCGTAGTGTCCATCCAGCTAATCTTTCCGTTATCATTGTCTACTAATTGTTTTTTCAATCTTATTTGATAAAACTCTGCATCTGTTAAAGTAACTACATTACCACTATCATTTATTTGGTTATCAACGTCTGCCGTGATTACTTTAACATTATCTATTTCAAAATAATCAGATATATTACCTGTTTTAGTGCCATCTGCATTTACACCAATAAATCTTATAAACAATACTTTATCGTTGTCTTCAACGCTTTGTTTTTCGTGAAAATCTTCTAAAAGAGTATTTGTAAAAGCTAATTTTTTTATTTTTATTTCTTGCTCACCTTCTGCAGGTTTTTCATCGTTAGTACCATTTGTAGTTAAAAATATACTTGAAGAATTATGAATGTTTGATATGTTTCTAACTTCACCTAATACAACCTTTCTTGTTTTTATATATTCTGGCGCTTCATTTTCTATAGCTAATACTTTATAAACATTTGAAGACTCTTCAGGTACATCGCTTTCTAGTTTTTTCTTTAAAAATAAAGTAGTTTCAGTATCAATTTTATTTCTATCACTTGAAGCAAAGCTTAACCATATATTACCGTCTTCTGCATCAAAAAATCTATCTAATGCCAGATTGTAATATTCTGTAGAAGTTTCTTTTATAAAAAACTTAAAACTATCTGCCCAACTTGGTGCTGGTGTGTTATTTTTTACAACAATTTGAGTATTTCTTCCAGATTCTAATTTACCAACATTAATATTACCAGAAGCGTTTGTAAACACCGGCGTTTGCCTTTGATATTTGTCAGCATAAACTATTCCTAGCTGATATTTTCTTGACGATTTTATAGATTTTTTATTTTGTTGCAGCTCTCTATCTCTTAAAAGAACAGTTAAATCAGTTGTAGTATCAAAATCATAATTTTGTAAATAATTTCCGTATATTAGTCTACTTCCAATTATTTCTTGCGCTCTAGCTGCTCGTGGAACATTATCCCACGGGCGTAAAAGTTGATTAGATGAAATTAAAGAATCTATATTTTCGTTATTTAAAATATACTTATTATTAATCCATTGCTCATCTGTTGGCGATAATGAATCTAGTTTATATACATTTGGAGAATCAGATTCTTTATAAAGTATTTCTATTTTTTTAACTTCTTTAGGTATATCACCTTGTACTATGTTAGTTATTTCTATTTCTTCTATATCATTTTCCATTCCAAGATTATAACCTTCATTAGGAGAAAAATTAAAAGATCCAGGTAAAAAAGCTACATTTGTAAAAGAAGAAAAAGCAGAATATTCATTATCTCTATATTTATATCTTAAAGCAAATCTAGGAAATTTTAATTTATATAATTTTTTCTCAGATGTATCTAATACTATATAAAAAACATCTCCAGTATCTAAATCTGTTTCAACAAAAGTAGCACGAACAACAACTTGACTACCATTAGCTTGTACGACAGAACCTCGTATTTGTGCCTGGTCAGGCGTGAAAGGAAATCCATTACTTTGATTTAAACATATAGTATCGCCTAAACTAAAATCTACGTTAGAACTTGAATTAATAGGCGTAATGTCAATAGTAAATTCTTGACCTACATAAGGCGCATTTGATATATTAGAATATCCTCTTATAGAATCATCTAGTCCTTGTAATTTTAAACTTGGAGCGAATAAAGGAGATTTTTTAATTACAGTTATATCTTCTTCTTTACACTTTATACCATCTAAAATACCTATGTTTTGTGACTCGTTAATTACAAAAGTATTTTCTGACATATCAGGATTTGTACCTTGTATACTTTTGCTTATGTTTATCTTTTTTGGCTCTATAGGTATTAAAGAACCTTCCTCGTCAAAATAACCATTTGACCAGAATAAAAAATCATCAACAACGTTTATAGCAGTAATAATTTTATTTGGAGCAAACTTTAGTGTACTTGTATCAAAAATAATTGCAAGAGAAGGTTGGCCAGGTAGAATATTTATTAAGCTAATAGGTATATCGTCTGGACTTATATAAATAACACCCCCAGGAAATAAAGGGTTAGTAATGTCTACGTTTAAAACTGGAGAATTAATTTCGTGTATTCCACCGGTATCATCTACAATATAACTAACTATGTCTTCTTTTTGTATTTCTTGCGCTGTGCTTAAGTTTAATATTGGTATCGTACCTATATTAGGATTAATTCCTGTGGTAAAAGGCGATGCTTTAACAACTTTTGATCTTTTATCTACAAAAACAGGCGTTACAATATTGTTTTTATATTGTAAAATCATATCTTTTTCAATATAATTATCTTCAAGTGCAAAAATATCTGAATATGTAGAAATATTTATTGAAGTTGTTTCATGTAAAAACCAATAAAAAACATCACTTTTTTCATCTTTAACTACGCCGACACATTGGCAGTCATTAGGTATTCCAGAAGCAGATATTAGTTGATTTCCTAAAATGTTTTGAACCGTACCAACATCGTTTTCATCAGACGAAGTGACTTGTATATTCATCGCGTCTCTATACTGGCCATTGGGAACAAGTCTTTCATCAAGATCTTTGTTCATTTTGCCTTGAGTAAAGTTATTTTTTATTTCTGCCATTTATTAGTGTTTTATCCATTTAGATTTACCTCTAAAAACTTGAGCAATTTCTTCTAATTTTATATTTGACAATCTTAATTTAGCTTGTCTTATAGCTGCAAATTTTTCTTTTTTAAATCTAGGCACAAGAGGTTGTCCAATTAAAGTTGTTGATAGTATACCATAAGCAATTGATTTATACATAGCTTCCTCAGCAAACTTATGAACCTGCATTTCATCGTCAGTGCCTAAGCTATCACTTATATAATCTAATATTACAGTTTTTCCAGAAATATTAGAAGAAAAATGTATTAAACCTTTATTACAGTCTATATAATAAGATCCATTTGTTTGTGCATGTTGAGGATCTACTCCGTATCTTTGGCCAATATTAGCTTCATATATCTTATCATCATAGTCATAATCATGATTAGCGTTTTCAGCAGGCGTGTGTGTTTTGTATTTTTCCCAAGTGTCAGATTCTTTTTTAAGATCATAGAAAAATAAAGAAGTGCCATTTCCAGAACCTGTAGAGCTTGTGCCAACAGGAAGATTAATAGTTAAGCCATCGCTACTAACGCTTTGAACCGTTATAATACCAGCAAATGAAGTGCCCGCTGTAGTACCTAAGCCAAAAGCAGCAGCCTTCATACCGGCCTTAACACCAGCGTCTGAAGTTAAAACAATAGTATTAGCATTATAACTAAAATCACCAGTTGCAACTTCTATAGTCTCGTATTGTTGTTTTAAATTACCAGATATTCCAGGTGTTAATATATCAGCTAAGGTATCTGAGTCTCCTTCAAATATAAAATCACCATTAGTCTCTTGCTCTATTGGAAAAGGATTTGATGTTTTTGAAGTAGGATATAATATTCTTTTTATACCAGCGTTATCAACCCAAGATAATTTAACATAATTAACATAGTCTTGTGGTAGCGGCATTACTAAAGAAGGTGGTATTTCTATTTCTTGTGCCTTACAAGATTTAAATGTATCAAAAGATAGTTCTTGTAACGCTCTCATTGCGTGAAACTGTACATCTGTTACTTTTGCTTTTGGTATAATTTTACCTTCACCAACATAAGCAATCATAAATTGATTTATAATATCTTTTAATGATGTAAATTGATAGTTACCAAAATTTTCATCTCCAGTATTTTGAATACTATCGTTTCCTTCATAATATTCTTTAGCTGTATTTTCTAATAACCCCATTTATTATTGTTTTTGTTTTTGTATTTCTTTTAATTCTTCTTGAGATCCAACAGTATATAATTCACCACCTAAACTTATACCAGCTAATTGTAATATTTTAAAAACTAAATTAGACTGTTCTGAAATATGTAGTTCAAAGTTAACAGCAGAAGACGCGTTATACATTGGCTTTTGATTAACAACTGTATACGCCCAATTTGCAGCTATAGGATTTCTTGTATAGTTTATTTGTATTTCATCAGAAGTAGTTGGGTATATTGTTATAGAGTCTGATTCTAGTATATATATAGGTCTGTCTATACTAGGTTTAGACAAAGGCGTGTTTAATATTCTTATTAGTTCGCTTTTTTGAACTTTAAATATTTCTACTTTTCTAGTAGCATTTATAATTGATCCTATTTTATGTAAGTCTGAAGGTAGTGCTACTGAAGAACTTGTAGCTGTGATAGTAGTTGCTGCTTTAAAAATACTTAACTTATCGTCAAGTAATTCTTTACGGCTAGAATAATCGGTGCCAGCTTCTGGTATTCTAGCATATTGCTGTAAATCATAAAAATATTGCTCAAAAATATCCGTTTGAGCTTGATTAGCAAATAAATTAAATTCTTGTGGCGTTATATATCCTCTTTGCTCTTTATTAGCTATAGCTAAAACTCTTTGATATACTGTATCTATATTTACCATAGTTATTTTTTATTGTAGTAAGCAATCGCCCAGTAGGGCGATTACTCCTACAGTTTGATTAATTATTTAATCTTTTTTCTATATTTGTGTATATTTCCATACCTTCATCAGTTTTAAACCAATGCGCTAAAGCAGTATATGGATGCTCGTCAAATGGTACCGTCATTATCTTTCTATCGTTAGAACCCCATAAAAAGTTTCTTTGATCTTGCGATAATTTAATAATCCCAAGTTCAGTTGCTTTGATACCAAAGTTTCTAAGTTGAACATTATCATCAGTAGCTAATTCTAAAAACAAAATAGGATTGTTTCTAGCAAATACTAGTAAATCTCTTTTTATCTCCTTAGAACTCATCTTAGACACGTTAGAACCGTGCTCTACACGCATAATAGCTTCTGCCATATCAATATCCATATTTCTAGCAGCTAAAATAGCGTCTGCTTCTAATTCTAATATTTGTATATCGCTAGCAGCAGTTTTTTCTGGTTCAAACTCAATATATAATTTGTTTCTATGAGGATGGTAAAGAGAAAGTAATTTTTGTAAAACTGTTTTATTTCTAGGTACTAATAAAACACCGTTTCTAAATACTATATGCTCTAATCTTTGATCACCAATCATCTCATCAACAAATGGAGTTTTTTGATTAGATGTGTATTTTAATTCTCTTTCATGACCTTTTTCTTCATCAAACCAATATATACTAGATGATCTAATAGAATATGATAAAGGTTTTTTACCTCCTTTTAAAAAATAAGTTCTATCTTTAATTTCCCAACCATCATTAGAGATTTTACCTTTTGGCTCAACTCTTTTTGTTTTTTTAGTTTCAACTACTGGAGTTTCAACTATTTCTGGAGTTTCCTCCATAATTTCTTTTGTTTCTTTTTTCTTTGCCATAATATAATATATAATAAAATTAATAAAATAAAAGGCCGGAGCCGAAGCCCCGGTCTTTTAAAACTGTTATTGCAACAACATAAAGTTGTTAGCACCTTGAGTAATTAAACATCTTTCAGACAAGTAGTGAACTTGCATAACGTCTAACCCAGTAGTAGCAGCGCCAACAGAACCAGTAATCCAAGTTTTCATTCTTCGATCATCAGTTTGTGAAGCTCTGTAACGTACGTGTAAGAAAGGACGTCTCATGTTTTTACCCATAACTTGGTCATAAACAGTAGATGTACCAGCTGGAATCATGACACCTCTGATTGGATCAGTAGTGTTTCTGTCATTAATACCACCTCTAGTAGCTCTATCGTTTAAGTATCTAAAGTCAGATTTATAGAAGTCATAAGAACCTCTTCTGAATCCAGAAAAACCTAAGTTAAGTGCCATGTCTTCAGAGTTGTTGAATACACCATAAGATGTACCACCAGCTCCATAAGAGTTCATTGAAGCTAACATATCGTCAATAGCTAAACTAGTAGATCTGTTAACAAACATCATGTATTCTTCAATAGCACCTTGCTTGTCAAACTCAGCTAAAATAGCATCAAACTCAGCTAAATCAGTAGCAGCGTTAACACCAGTAATACCAGTAGTAACATTACCTCTAGTTTGTATAGCTGCAAATAAACCTTCAGTACCAAAAGCATTACCAGCACCGTTAACAGTACCATCAGCAGTAGAAGAACCAGCAACACCTAAAACACCTTCTAACATAGACATTTCTACGTAGTCAGAAAATCTAGATCTTGTTTCTCCTTCAGCTTTTAAATACCATAAGTAACCAGACTGTCCAGCTTCTCCAGATATTTCTACCCAACCAATAGCAGAAGTATCAGAACCTGAAACTTCATAGTAATCTTTTAAGATTATTGGTTTGTTAGTAAAAGAAGTGAACTGAGGCTCTACATTACCATAACCATCAGTTGAAGAAGCAGTACCACCTTGATCGTTAGTACCTTTACCAAATTCAGAACCGAAAACTAATAGTGTAGCCGCGTTTGAAGTACCAGTACCAAAAGCAGTAGCATCGTCAATATTTTCTACTTCATAAGGCTTACAAGTAACATCATTGTTAGATACAGCTGTAACTAAACATTTAATTGCACCTTCAGTAGTTGCTACAATTACCATGTCGTTAATTCTAACACCGTGAGCGTCAGTACCAACAGAGTTTCCATCTATATCATTACTTATAGAAAAAACACCAGTAGTATTGTTTACAGTACCAGTATAAGATAAATGTAATCTACCTTGCTCTGACCAAACAACTTGATCAGAAGTCATTGCTTCTTCTGCACCAACTTGAGATAAAAAACCTGAGATAGTTCTGTTTCCGAAAACCTCAGCTTCTTTTTCCATTAAGTCAGGCAGGTATTGTTGCGCCCAACCAGCAGTGGCTGTCGCAGTAAAATCTATGTAGTTTGAAGATAACGTCGCTTTTTGTGGAGCTGGCACGCTATTTAAACTACCTGCGGTCCCAGAATGACCAGGACCTGGATTTGAAATTGCCATAATTTTGTAATTTTAAATTGTTATTTTTTGTTTTTAATTTTAAATTTAAAATCTGAAGAACTATCACCTAGTGCTCTAACTTTTATTCCACCTGTTTCAATTTGCCCATAGCTTTGTCTAGGGTTCATATTAACATTTTTAGATTTAGCTACACTATCTTTCATAGCGTCAGCTTTACCTTGCTCATAAAAATGTTTAGCAATAGCATCAGCATTCATAGCTGTAAACAAACCTTTGTGGTAACCAGCAGCATCTTGCATTTCATTTTTTTCGTTCAAGAACTTCTTGACAAAATTATTAATATCGCTCTGATTTGTTTTTGTTGTATCTACATCTTTAACATTAAATCTATACTTTTTATCACCAACGTTATATTCAAAACCTTTAAAATTTTTATTAAATAACTGATTGGTTTTGTTTAAAAAAGTACGTGTTTGTTGTTTTACTAATGTTTCCTGTTCTTTAGATTCTTTGTTGTATCTATTAAAGAAATCAATAGCTTTTTGTTGCTCATTGGTCAACTTTGACCCGGCTTTAATTTCTTCATAGTATTTGGACTTTTGCCCGTCCAGATAGGCTTTAGCGCTGGCAACTTGCTCTTTTAACGCTAATTTTTTTCTTCTTATATCTCTAGCCTCATCTTCTTCTTCATCATAAGAAAACTCATCTTCCATTAAAAAATCAATTTCTTCTGAGTCTAAATGAGGTTTTGTTTGTTGATAATATTCTCTTAATAAAGCTAAATTATCTAGTTTAGAATAATCTTGATTAAGCTTTACATAATCGTTTATATCACCACCGGTTTCTTCCATAAAATCCATTAGTTTTTGAATGTTTTCTGGTAGTTTTTTTCCAGTTTCAATAGATTCAGCAATTGCTTCTTCAGCTTCATCTACTAATTGTTCTACTTTTTCTTCTACCTTCTCATTTTTTATTTCTTCTATAACTGGTGGTTCTTGTGTTTTTTCTTCCTGTTGTACTTCTTTTTGTTCTTTATCGGTAGAGGTGTCTTCAACGAGTTCAACCACTCCTGTGTCGTCAACGTTATCTTTTTCAGTTTTTTCTGTGGTTTCATTTTCTGGTTTTTTATTTAAATCAACTTTAGTTACATTGTCTTCTTCTTTAATTTCAAACTTTTCAAGATCTACTTTAGTAACAGTATCGTCTACCTTTTTGTCTACTTTCTCAACAGCCTTTTCAGCTGTTTCTTGTTTTTTCTTTTTTGCCATAATAAAATATTATATAATTAATAAAATTGTTTATCTAGGTGTAAAACCAGACATATCAACTACTGATCTACCTCCTAGTATATCATTACCTGAAGATTCAAACTTTTTAGCTGGTTGATTATTTTTTCTTTGCTCAATCAGCTCTGATTGTTGACTAGCTTGTATTCTAGTTCTTTCGTCTTTACGATCTTCTTTTTCTTTTTCTCTGTTTTTTAATCCTTGAACTTCCATACCTTTCAAATTCATATTCATTTGGTATTCTAGCTGCATTAATTCTTTTTTGTACTGAACTTCTTGTTGCATTTTAGCAGATTCAAGTTGTGCTTTTACTTGCTCTAACTGCGCTTGAACTTGTGCATTTGCTTGGTTTTTCTGTATTTCAGCTTGAGCAGCAACCTGTTGAGACTGCGCGTTAGCTTGTGCCTGCGCTTGTATGTTTTGCTGTTGCATTAATTGATCACGCTCTATTTTACGTTGTCTACGTAACTTAAGCATTTGATTAGCAAGTTTTAGATTTTTTATTTCTCTAATGTCTATAGCGTCTTCTAGTTCTATTCCTTGTTGAGCTAAAGAAACTTGTATATTATTTTCTAATATTGCTTTTTCTTCTTCATCTGGTGATAACTCAATAAATATACCAAAATCATATAAATGCAAGTCTGACATTTCTTCAAGAGTCGCTACGTTATGAACGCCAATAGCTTGTATAAACGCATCTTTAGTTGGTGAGTACTCTATAATGTCAGATATTCTAAGTGAAAGTTTTTCTGCTGTTTCAGCTGTTAAGTATAAACCAGACTGTAATATATGTCTAGTTGCTGTGTTAGAATTTGCCGCTGCTAATTTTTGAACGCCAACTAAAGCATTTTTATCAGGCGTACTACCATCTCTAGCTTCATTAAGACCGGTTACATCTCTTATCATTTGAAGATAATAATTATAATTAGTTATAAGCGCTTGTATTTTGGCACCACCTGAACCAGAAGTTATTTCTTGTATAGGTACTTTTCCAGGATTCATATTACCATCACTAGTGAAACTTCTACCAATTACACTACCTGTTTGAAAAAACATATTTAAAGCTTCTTGAGGATTATAATTAGTTCCATTACCTAGATCAATTTCAGCTAAACCATCAGCATCCATATACACACCATCTGGTATCATACGCGACATTACTTGTTGCAGCTTTAAATGCGTAAGTTGTATCATATCAGCAAAACCTGTTATTCTACTAACTAAACTTTCTATTTTTCCTTTGTACATTCTAGGTGCAACAATAGAATAATTCATTTTTACTTTAGTATAATCACTTTTAGGTCGCATCATGTTTTCAGCCATTTCCCACATTAAAAGCTTGTTTGTACCTAGAACTAAAGCCCCTTCATATAAAACCTCTATATTTCTTTGTAATCTACCAAAGCTTCCTTCTTTGTTTTCTGGTGGATTAAAATTATCATCTTTAGGTATTACTTTTTCTGCGCCACTACCTGTTTCTTTTATTTTATACACTTCGTTCATATAAGTTTTATAATTAAAATATAAAACATGAACTTTGTTATTATCTATTTCTCTATAATGAGTATAACCTTGGTTGTAATTTCGTAAATGATAGTTACTGTTTTTTACTATTTCTTCTAAATCTTCATTTTCTAAAAAAGGAAACTGTTTTACTAGTTCATTTACTGGTATCGCTTTTACTTCACCAACGTAATATATATCTTCAAAATAAGGTGATTCTGTATAAGAATAAATTAAATCTGCAGGATCAACGTATTCTACTTTAACACCTTCTGAAGTGTTAAAAGTAGTTTTTGTAGCACCTATACCTAAAACTGTTAAATCATAATAAAATCTTTTTTGTATTAAATCATAATTACTACCATTTAACAAAGTATCAATAGCTTGTTCTTCTGCTATTTCTACAGCTTGCTTATAGTTTAGCTGCATGTGCAATTGTAATTCGTCCATTGAGTATGGAAGAGTTTCTGGTTCGTTAGTTGATAGTTGTATTCCAAAAGATTCTTGTGCAAATTCATTAAGCTCTTTTGTTCGCATGTCATCAATAATAGACTGCATATATTGTGTCCTTTTATTTACACCAAAAGGATCTTGAGAAAAAGCTTTTATATCATACATTCTATCAGACATACCATTAACTACAATATCTACAAATTTTGATATTATTGGTATAGGTGTCCAGTCTAAATTAAGATATGATAAATCACCATTTATAGATAACTCATCTTTGTATTTTTGTATTGATTGTTCTCCTCTAGCATATAATCTTAAATCATGAAAATTATTTTTATTTGCCGCGTATCTAGTTTGAAATTTATCATTATAAAACCATTCTTGTTCTATAGCTTTTGCAATTTTTAAACCATAATCATAGCTAAGCTTTTCAGCATCACTTACAACTTGACTAGGGAAATAACTTTTTATAACAGACTCTGCCATACTTTACTTTATTATTTTTGAATTATAACCAGTGTTAGTATACCTGGATATGTTTATGTTTAATTTTGGTTTTTCTATATTTGCATTTGGAGCATATAAACTTCTATTACACGCCATAATAGCTAAACCACTACTAATAGCCGCGTCAAACTTTGTACGTTTATTTATATCAAACCTACTCCAATCATTTAATGTTTCGTTAAAATATATATTACCATATGTATTTTCTTTAATAATACCCACATGATTTTGTATATACATTTCAATTGCAGCTGCGTGAGCTTGCTTTATATCTTCACTTGTGTTTGGTATACCACCTATTTCTTTTTCTGTTGTTGATAGCTTGTTCCAAGATTTATCAGGTCTATTCATGCTATAACCTCTATAGCCTCTACGTCTTAAATAATATAATAATCTTGGTTTATTATTTTCTGCTAATAAAGGCATGCCATAAAAAACTAATGCCATTAAAACATCTTCAAAAAATATTTCAGCCGTTTGAGGTCGAGCTATATACTCTAAAAAAAAGTGATTTGGAGGAGCGTCTTCCATGCTAAATTTAGTTAATCCATGTAAAGCTCCTTTAGATCCTTTACCGTCTACAGTCCCGCTAATATCGTAACTATCACAACCAAAAGCGCCCACGTGTTCGTTGGCTGGATATTTAATACCATTTTTAAGTATTATTTTATTTTGCAAATGTTGAGGTGGTGTCCAACTAATATTAAATCTACCTTTTGAGTCTGGATAAAATATAACTTGAGTATCTTTTATACCATTAACCCATTGAAAATTACCTTTACTTATTATTGGTTTAATACCGTCGTTATAATCAATTTGCTCGTATATTTTAACAAGATTAAAAATAGAATTTTTAGTCTCATCTCTAAAAGCATGCTCTTCAGTTCTTGGAAACTGGCGGTAAAATTCATTTAAAGCATCTTGATCATTTTTTAAGCCTTCTACTTCATTGTTCCAATAATCTATTATACCATAGTCTATTAACTCGGAATCTGGTCCGAAGACATCATCACTCGGACTATCAAACACTGGACTTCCGTATTCATCAATAAAGCCTTCGTAGTTCCATTCCATTGGGATAAAGAGAGAATAAAGGCCAGACTTTGTCTGTCCATTACGGTTTCTTTTTGTAACATCTGAATCATTATAAAGTTTTTTGAAGTTATCTCCACCTTTATCAAGGGCGTTGGAAGTTGAGCCCATCATACATTTACCTATAATTCTACTACCTAATCTTAAACAAGTTTTTGTTACTCTCCAGTTGTTTAATATATTATCAGGTCTTTCCCATTTGCCACTTTCATCGTGTACTAATAAAGCTAATTTTTCACCATCATAACTATTATCACCAGTATTCTTCCAGTCAATAGTTGTGTCTAAGCCTTTTATTTCTTCTAGCTTTTCATTAGCTGTAATTTTTTTTCTTGTAAACTTGCTAGCTGGAACCCTATATGCTAGTTCTGTTTTAGGACGGTCCATACCGTCTTGTATTGGTTTAAAGAAAAACGGATAATTAATACTAATAGGCACCACTTTATCAGTAAACATTTTTTTAGCATCTGCACCCGTTTTAGAAAGTATCCCATATCTACTATCACTTGATATAGTGGCTAAATTAACTGTTTCAGCTGATGACATGAAAGAAAAACCAGAACGACGATTTTTAAGGTAACACATGCCATAACATCTTTTATCTGCCTTGCAAGCTTCCCAGAATATATAAAACAAACGATTTGCTTCTCTAAAATCTGGTGCGCCTACGTCGATTTTGCTCCATTGCAAGTACATATAGTGTGTACCTGTTATATAAGTCGGTTTGTTATTATTATAAAACCAAAAACCTTCGTCTCTTCGTTTGAACTCTTCGTCTATATAATCATACCACTGCTCTTTTGCTTCTTCAGGATATGATCTCCAGTCAAATATATTTTTTAATCTACTAAGCTCTTTTGGTTGGTCTTGTTTTACCCATTTGTTTTCGGATCGCAATTGCACTTGCACTGGTTCCAACGGCAGGCCAATTTGCAAGCCTTGTATTTCAAGTATTTCACCAATTTTTCCAGTTTTTGAGATAACGACGATATCATGTTCTTTATTGTGTCCATATTTCCATTTTTTACCCCTATTCATACGAGTTATAGTCGTACGTTTAATAGGTTCTATTGTTTTAACTAATGTTTGTTCGTAGCTCATTTTGATCTTCCCTCTGCAAATCCTTTAAAAACTCTTTCTTTTTTCTCTTCAATATTTTTTCCGTCTAAAATACTTTGCTCTTCTTGGATTCTGTTAAGTATTTCAAATGCGTCAAATATAGCTAATTTTTTAGTAGCTGCCGCATTTTTTAATCTATCAGCTGACACATCGTCTTCGGTATTGGTAATGATTTTTTCTTTAGCAACGTTGATAAGTTCTTCAACTGCTTTGTGCCCAGCTTGGATTATAAGCTTCTTCGTTTCCTTGGTATTCATATTTAATTGTAATAAATTTATTTAAAACTCTATATAGCCTTTGTCCGTCTACTATAAACTCATATGTAGAAAACGGAGTAAACCCTACAAGATCTTTTTTATTATAAACACCATCTGTATATTTAACAATACCAATACAACTTTCTTCTACATCTGAACTTAATTTATTTCTTTGTTTTATAGGTTGTACAAAACAATATCCTTTTGTAGCTTTCCAATTGTTTTTTCTTTTATATAAAAAAATTTGATCTTCTTTTACAAGGTATGTATTTTCGTCAAAATAACTTCTACTATTTTTTTCTTTACCTTGTAAATTGTGCCAACGCCTAAAAACGTTGTGGTGCGTTACAATAGTATCTCCTGGTCTTATTTCTGTTTTATAGGCTGTAGGTATAGACTTAACAATAGCTTCTCTATTTACATATTGATGATTAAATATCTCAGTGTTTAATATAAGATCTCTATCTCCAACTTTGGTAGTATTGTTATATCTATTTCCTTTTGGCTCTATAACAAAGTCAAAAGGCGCTTTCATTAGTACTCTAAGTTATATTCTACAGATACTGCCATATTTTTGTTAAAGTCTTTCCAGGCTAAAACATCTTTATGTTTTTTAATATAAATAGAATATTTATCTTCTTCTTCTATAATGTCACAAATAGTGTGGCCACCATAAACTTCTTGACCAACAGCATAGTGCATAGCGTCATTTTTATAGTCTTTACCTATACTAATTTTTCTTATTAACTTGGCCATTTTCTTTTGGATATTTTATTTCACCAGTTTGAATATTAATATTATTTGTTCCATATTGTTTTTCAAACTCGTCTTGCATTAAAGTTAATTCATCTTGGATACCAGCTATACTATGAAGTAGACTGTGTTTTCTAGTCTCCATTACGCCTAGCTCTAATTGAGCTCTATTTAAACCGTTAATTATATCTTGAACTTTTTTTAATTGTTCCTTAGTAATTGTTTCTGGTTTAGACTTTAAGTCTATTAGTTTTTCTTTTTTTGCCATTTTATTTAATTTAAGTTAATTATTTGTTTTTGTTTATCTTTCAAAACATAGTCTAAGCGTTATTGGGCTTTGAAGTATTATTTCATCTTCGTCTTCTATTGCAACACCATTGTTAGCTTCTAACAATATAGACGTGTTATCAAGTATGTCTCTAATAGTTCCTATTGCCGTGTCAGAATCATGAATCATTATAACGTCTCCTATATCAAAGAAAGTTGGAGCCCCTACTGTTTTCACTGTAATATCAGTAGTTGCATTTATATTATGAGCGCCATCAGCTAAAATACCTGTAGAAAAATTATAACCACTACCGCCAGAAACTGTTGCCGCTACATATATTCTATCAAATCCAGCGTTAGTTCCAGAGTTAGGTTCACCTTCTAAAACTAAATGAGAGTGTTGATCAGCGCTGGCACCATAACCTAAAGTACCAACAGTCATATTATCTAAATCTGTTTTAAAGTTAGTATTATCCATAACAATACCGCCTAACATATTTTTATAATATGAAGTTCCATTTGCAGTCGCGTTACCTGTTCCTATACTTCCTGGAGCAGTTTCTTTATATGTTTTTGCAAAAAAGAACTCTATTTCTTTTGTTGTTTGAGCACCTCTCATCATACACGCTATGTCTACTAGTTTAGCAGCACCTCTAGGTATATCAAAAGCTGTCCAATCAAACAATACGTCTGCGGCTCCAAAAACTAAATCTGATTTATCAGACTGTATTTGCGTTGCTACAGGTAAAATTGGTTTTACTTCTACTGTGTAAAAATTATCTCTTGCCATGTTTTTATTTTTTTACTTTTTCTAATGATCTACCGCCAAAATAAGCACCGATCACTGTTATTAATACTAGTTGTAATAAGTCTACCCATGTGTCTTTTACTTCAAAAGTAAGCACGCCAGCATCAATAAAAATCATTAATACTGTCGCTACAACTAGAAATATAAGAACTAAAGGTCTTATGTTTTTACTTAACCATGAATCTGAGTTCATGTCTACCTTCCATCTTTCAGTTACTTGCTTTTGCATTTCAGCTTCGTAACCCATTATCATATCCTTTATCTTTTTTTCAGCTTCAAGCTTTTCTTCTTTAGACGTGTGTAGGCTATCTATAACTCCTCCTACATTTTTTACTAAATCACTGGCTCCAC